CCGGAGTAAACATAATTTGAGAAATTAGCAAGATAATTCCTATACCAAGTTTTTTGTGGTGAATTTACACCAGAGACGGAATCAGTAGCCTTCGAAACAAAAGTATGTTTTTCGAGAATATTTCCTTGTACGCCAGTCAGTGAACCAGTGTCATCAATAACAACGATATTCAGAGCATCATTTTTTGCATTTCTAGTTGCTGCGTACTGATTGGTTACTGGTTTTGGTGCAATTGATCTCCAGAACAAAGTGGAATTAGTTAAACCAAGAGTTTGTTGGTCGTACCAATCTTGTGCAGTAGCTGCGGAGTAAGAACCAGTTCCAGTAGAAATTCCGGAATTGTTGATGAAAGTTAGGTTAGAACTAGCTAGAATAGAAGCTAGATTGGAGCCCTCTGCGTAGTCAATTTGAGTTTCGGTTCCAGCATTGGAAACTCTGGAAACAATTTTTACATCAATAGTAGAATTTCCTGTAGTGCTGGTTGTTACTCCGGTAATAATTCCTTTTATATATCCAGTAAATTCGGAAGTAGTTCCAACTCCTGGTACAGTCACCCCAGAAAGAGAAACTGTAACTCCATATCCGATTTGCGCACCAGCAGCACCTAGATTGGTAGTATTGATTCCGATGATCTGGTCTGCCTTATCATCGATAACACAAACCTTTAATCCATTGGCCCAAGTTCCAGGAGTCTTTGCCGCAAAGTGATATGCACCAGTTTCTTGACTGTTGTAGTCGTCAAAGTTTTTAATGTCTACTGTGGCAGTAGTATTATATCCTACTCTTGCATTCTTAAGATTGTCATCATCAACTCGGACAACTTTAAGAATTCCACCATAAGATAGATATGAAGATGCACTCATCCAGTACTCATATTGTGCATCAGCAGACAGAGGCTTACCAAAGGTATTAATTAATTCTTGTTCTGTTGTGATATCAACAGCTTCTTCTACAGGACCAATCGCAAATGGACCAGCAATAGCTCCAATGTTGTCTAGAACATTATCAGCTCTCCCTACAGTTAAATCAACCTCTCTGACGAGTACGCCTGGAGATAATTGAGGAGTCGCCATTTTTTTCTCCGTTTAATCTCAGTTTATCTAAAAAATATTTATTAAAAAGTTAATTTACGCAGGGGAAACTTGACGTGAACCTACTTACCAGTCAGGATATTCCCACTTATCAAAAATTTTGGATACTAACTTATTTGCAACAATTCTTTTAACAGTACATTCTTTGCATTCGTATGAATAAGATGACGCGACAGGTCCCCTATCTTTGCGAGTTCTATAAAATCCTTCAATAAGATTTTTTATTTCACCACAAACTCTACATTGGCGGTCTGTTAGTAATAAATGACTTAGTTTTATTTGATTGTTTAAGTCCATATCTTAATCAATATTTCCACATATACTCCCATTCAGAAGACATATCCCCATATTCATCAGTAAACCATCTATCTCCATCAACATCTACAAAGGTATTTGAATCTAAACCATCCGAAATAAACCCAAAAGGTGCCATATCCTGTTCTATTTGATTTTTTTGTTCTTCATATAGTCTTTTTCTAATATCTTGGTCTGTGAGTTCCTTGAAATAATCTTGGGCGACTAGCCAAGCATAAATGACTAAGCACATAGCTAAGTCATCATTACATCCTTCCTCTGCTTCAAAGGAATTATGTTTTTGAATAAAAGTTGTTAATTCGGAAATAATTTCATAATCATTGAAAAACAGTTTATCTTCTTCAATTAATGTCTTCAAGTTAAATGATCCAACCTTCTTTACGGTTTTGGACATCTTAACTCCCAATTGAGTTTTCTTCCCAGAAAATCCCTGACCAACAATTTGACCCGCTCTACCCCGCATTGAGCACATCAATACATTCTGATACTCTAAGTCATAGTGCAATAAAGATGCAACTTGATCGCCAATATCATTAACTTCACATAGAATGTAAGCGCCATTGTAATTTTTTGCTACTTCGTATATAATGTTGGGAAATAGCATTGGTTTTATTTCATTATTTCTATATTTTGCAACAACTCTATGTGGAAATTCTGTTATATCAACAACAATAAAAGCAGAATAATCTTCACTAACTCCTCTAGCAACGTCAACAGTAATTAAATAGTCGTGGTTTTTTTGTGGGTCTATGTGTATATCTAACCCAGCACTTTGTTTTATTGGATGATCGTAAACCAAGTTTCTTAATTTTGACGGCGCAATCAATGTATCAACAGACCCTAGAAATTCACATTCAAACTCAACCTTAAACTGTTGCTCTGAAGTATTAGCAATAGTAGATTTTTTCCATTCTTCATCTCTACCAGGAACTTCTGACCAATGAACATCTGTTGGAACATATTCATTCCTACCTTTCTCCGCATCATGCCACATTCGATAGAAGTGATTCATACCATGTGGAGTGGAAACAACAATTACTTTGGTATTTTTACCCGAGGTAATTGTTGGATAAACAGATGCAAAGAAAGAGTCTGCAATGTGATTTGGAACGAACGCAAATTCGTCCAAAAAGAGAATATTGAAAGACATTCCTCGAACGGCAGATGCCGATGTCGAAGCAGCAAGAATTTTAGATCCATTTTCCAGTTCAATGGATCCTTTATTCCAAGAAATAATACCTTGCTGCATCCACTTAGGGAGATTTTCATAGGCAGTAGCCAATCTACCCAAAAGTTCTCTAGCAGTTGCTGCTTTGTTTGCTAGAATACCAATATTGACACTATCATTAAAAATAAGGTAGTGTAAAAGATATGAAACAACAGTGGTACTTTTTCCAGTCTGACGAGGCATCTTACAGATATTGAATCTATGCTCGTGAAACCTATTGATTAATCTTTCCTGGAAATGATATGGATGAAACTGAGTTAAACCTTCATCCAGAGAAACAATTTTAATATAGTTATTTGCAAAATAAACGGGATCATCCTTACACTTAATAAATTCCTCAATCTGTTCTTGAGTAAATTCAATTGGTGTGTTTGCCTTTTTTAAATTAGGATTACCAAGATATACACTATCAGACATAATAAATCTCCTATGTTAAATCATAATAACCCAAAGAACCGATAATATCTCCAGTTCCACTAATAGTTCTTGCAGCAACTGTAAAAATATCACTGACTCCTGCTTGAGTAGTTCCAAGTTGAAGTGCCCAGTTATAATCTTGAACTACAGTGAGGGAACCTGAAGATTGATTTGCTCCAAATGTATATGAAGTATCAACAATTTTTCCACCACTAATTGCAGTTGCAGTTATATCATATTGAGTATTATCTGTTGTAGAATCTGGAACGGAAGTAAATGCTGCACCAGTTAAAGTTCCATTTCTAATCAATGCAACTTCATATCCAACATTATTGGAAAGAGGAAGTGCTGCAAATTGAGTTGGAATAACTACTGCAAACTCTCTTCCAGGAGATAAACGAATAGAAACCAAAGGCACAAATGTTGTTCCTACTTGTTTTGTTGTAGTCATTCTTGCGATAGTTTCTACCTTCTTTCTTTCATATCCACCATTAACTTGAACCGACGCACAAATTTGCTTCATCGTTGAAGATGAAGTTGTAATTCCAGTATTGAATATCTCATAACGAACTGGAAGTGTTGCAGTTCTCATATACACACTATCAATACGATTTGCGTGATTGAATTGGTGTGCGGTAATAAACTTTCCGTCAATCGCAAATCCAACTCTTACAGAACCAACACCCAACCATTCATATTCAGTAAAAAGAATTTGTGCTTTTGTTAAATCTAACTGAATACCACTTGGATTACTTGTGCTAAATCCAGTTCCATCAAGTGTGTCGTGATTCCATTCAGATTGTGGAATTCTTACAGTTGTTCCTACACCAGATACTGCAGTTCTTTTGATAATATTAATTTGAGAACCTACTTGTTCCAGGAAGATACCATTTAGTGAGGAACCATACCCCACAATTTGAGTTAGATTTTCTTTTGGTGGATTAAGAACAAATGTTTGAAGAACTTGTAATGATTTTCCTGGTTGATATGAAAATGCTCTTTTACTTTGACGAACTAAACGACATCCTGCAGTAGTTCCAATTCCAAGAGTTGCGGAACTTTGTGTGGTGATAAATCCTACAGTAGAACCAGTTCCAACAACTACATCATCAAAATCTCCATCCTGATAATAAATGTAAGAAGAATCAAAAATTGTAAGAGGATTAGAAACTTTTAGTCTTCCAAATAAATCTCCACTAAATCCTTGACCTAAATCATCGTAAATATTTCCGTGCTTATCAGCACGCATATAAACTTCAAAAAGTGTTCTCTCTTGATTCAGATAGTCTTGATTATTTTTATTCCACTGAGCCATTATTTACCTCAAATCCACTCTAATTTTGCTGGATGATATCTCTTTTCGTTTGTAATATCTATAATAGATTCCTCAACGGGGTAAATGTTATGTACAATTGATCCTGGATACTGTTTCTGTAATTTTTCTGTTAGACTTTGTTTTGTTAAATTTTTAGATTCTGTTTTTAGATGAAGTCTATGGATATTTCCCATCCAAAGAATGTCTGCAACAAATTCTTCACCAACACTTTGTATTTGTGATTCTGGAGAACTATTAATATAAAGATTTCCATTGAAATCTCCAGAAATATTTACAGATTCTGATAGAAATTCTTTAAAGGTTTTCATGAGTCTCCTTTGCAATTCCAACGACGGCGTGCTTTACAGATTGGTTTATCTGGTGTTTCACTACAATCTATATTATGCATATCTTTTTGTCCTTTAGAGCGACGACAAAAACTATTTTGTCTTTCTGCTCTTTTTCCAGTTGGATTTTTTTCAGTTACTGCAGTTTGAAGTTTAGATTTTGGATTTTCTTCTTTATACTTATCGACTGTATCTTGACTCATTCCATCAGTTCTATCCTTACGATTTGCTTTTTGCCAATCTTCCACTTGAAGAAACTGCTCACCTGGTTTAATGTCAGAAACATAAAAAGATTGAACTCTAGAACCTGGATAAACCTTTGAGATTTGGTCTTGAACTTCTTGGCGATTTGGTTTGGTTGTTTGTGGGAAAAATAGTTTCATTGTGTAATACTTTCCTCTCCAGGTAAGAGTAACTAGAATAATATTTCCTGTCTTCGCTGGAATTCTGACCGATTCTCCCATTGGTTTCACATAATTTTTATCTGGTCCCGGTTTTGCGGAACTTCCGCCCATTGGTCTTTTTGGGGAACACTCGCAAGGAGATTTGCCGCATACCTCACACAAAATATTTTTCTCTTCTTTTACTGATTCCCATCCACCACCTTCTGATTTATATCCTTTTGCTGCCCAACCATTAGCATAAGCAGAATTTCCGGTAATAGTTATAAATCCATTTTGAACCATTACCCAAGTATTATTTTCGGTTGTTGGACACCAAACATCTTCAATACTATCATCCTCAATAATTAAATTTTGGGTTGAATGATATTTTTTATTTCTTACAATAGTTGCACCAGAAATTGTATCTGTTTTTTCATAAAATGAAACATGATACCCATTTAAATATGCTGATAATAATGTCGCCCAAAAATGATCATCATTTTTCTGAGTGAAACCAAAAGTATGTCTTTCTTTAATTTTTGTTGATCCTCCTTGATCCCAACCATCATACACAATTGATGACGCCAAATAAATTTCTCTTTGATCTTTATTCCACGATAAAACTTTTTCTACCCAATTATCCTTTTTCGACCAATGCTGCTCAAAAAGATTAATATTTGAATCATTATGCAATTCTGAGCAAGTTACCAATCTCATTCTTTTATGTATATCTTTTGTTTCAACTAAATTGACATTTTGATACTCGTTTCCACTTCTCACTACCCATTTGTGATTTTCTGTTGCTCTAATACTAAAACCACTTTTTTTATAAATTCTTTTTAACGGAGCTTGCTCATAAAAATTTAAATGTAAAATCGGTTTCCACTCTAAAACATCATTATCAATATTATAGGTTAAAATATCTTCTCCAATATTCAATTCATGATAAAATTTTAATCCTTCCCTTGTAATTGCTTGAGATTCTAAAGGAACGCATGGATAAACATCAAACTTCGCTTTTGCCTTCGATTTCCACTTCGCCCATAATTTTGGATTAGTTGGTTTGTTCTTTTCTGTAAGAACTTCTGCTTCCATTTCAAGCAGAATTTTATCTACTATTGAAATTTCTTCTTTTCTTATTGGAGGTAAAGATACTCCTACCATTTTAGCAGTAGTTTGTTGTTCGCCGCCAGTTCCTCTCTGAGAAAGGGCATCTATTTTTTTTGCTCTTCTTGCTTTTTTTGCATCAGATGATGTATGAGAAATTTCAAAACTTGCTTCACTTACCGGAACGCAATTAGGAACCATTTTATTTCCTTTCTTTTTCATCCCCTCTTGCTTATAACCGCAAGGATCTTTTTCTTCATCCATAGATCCTTGAACATCGTGCTCTCCACTGTCAAGATAATCTGCTGCAGAATCAATATAATCTGCTGCTTTGGTAATTTTTGATTGAACCCATGCTTCAATATTTCCTTCTCCTTTCATTTTTGATTTAAGGCGTTTTACTGCCTTTTCAATAGTTGCAAGTTCTGATCTTGCCATTGAGTGCTCATGGTCTGGTTCTGGTTTTTTGGATTCTTTTATTCCGCCAACTGTCACTGCATCCCACATAGCAGGTCCATAAGAACATTCCATTCTTCTTTCTCTTTTTCTACACATCGGACAATATCTTTCTTCATCGGATTGTTCTTGTATTTTATTAGAGACCATTTTTGGTTTTCCTCCTTTTCCTGGACGATCTGCTACTGGGTCTTCTTTTCTCTTTCTTCTTACTGCTGCAGCAATTTCGGATTTAGACATCTTTGCTGCTTTCTCTTTGGAAAGGCATTTTGGTTTAGGACCATCTCCATCATCATTTTCGCCACGAGCACATTTTCCAGTTCTTTCACCTTTGGTATTATATTCATCCCATCCACCACCACCTACACCACCCTCTTCGCCTTTACCAAACCATCTGCGAAGATCTTCATAATATGCAACACGTTGTTTAGAATGCTTTAGTTCCCCCTTTTCCTTCGCAATCAACTTCTTAGAAAGAGCACCAAAATTAATATCAATTGGATTTTCATCTGGTGTTTTCTTTTTAGGATTATCATAAACATCCACATCCCCATCAGCATCACGATCTACAAATTCTACAGATGCGTGATGAACTAATTGTTTTAGATCCAAATTGGGATCTAGTTGATGTTGTTTCCCCTTTAAATGTGGAGTTTTATGTGAGAACTTTTGATTCTTCATTCAACTGATTTTGATCTGGTTTTTTCACCTTTTGCTCTTTTTCTTCTTGCGGCACAATGTGCTTTCTGAGAAAATCCTTTAGGATTTGAGCAGTCAATACTCTTTTTATATTTATTACTCCACTCTTCTTGGAATTCTTTAAACGTCTTCATCTGCTTTTTGCTTCTTGAGAAGTTTGGCTAATTCTGCTGTAGAACCGACAAAGAGTGCATTTGTGACATTTGTTGGACCTTTTGTGATCTTAGTTTCTTCCAAATCTTTCAATTTTTTCTGAAGATCCATAAGTTTATCTGTGGCATCGGCAACATTTTTTATAAGTTGTCCCGCAACTTCATACGCTCTAGGCATTTCACTTTCTTGTGCAAGTTCAAGAATTCCATCAATTGCTTCTTGCCCCTTTTCAATTAATGAATATAAGTTTCCTCTCGTGTATTCATAATCTTTTTTAACATCCTCTAAAGGAGAAGAAACTTTATCTATTTTCTCCGGATTATCTACTGTTGTTTCTACTATTTCACTGGAAACATTGAAAGTTTCATTTAGTTTGTCAAATTTTTTTGTCATTTTCATGAGAATCCGCCACTAAATCCAAAATCATCTCCAACTTCAATTAGTAAATTGTCTTCACTTGTTATTTTCTTGACTTCGGAACCGGAAACGTGATTTGATATTGGAGTTTGATCAGAACCTCTTATCACTGTCAGAGTATTTCCGGATTTTGAATCAACATACATTTCTTCATTATCAATAACAATATAAGTATTTTCTAAAATTGAAGATGCATCTACAACTACTACTTTAGTTTCTTCTAATCCAATATCTCCAACCAAATTTGTAGTTACTGTTCCTGTATAATTTTTAATTGCACGAGGTTCTGCAGAATAAGTAAGATCTCTTGCACCTGTCTTGGAATTTGCTCCAGAAGAGGATGCTGCAGAAAATCCAATAGATATTTTTTTGATAATATCCGAAGATGCAGAAAGAACTGGTCCAAATAGATATGTTTTTGCAGTGAATCTTAAAGTGTAAATAAGTGCTCTTCTAGTACTAAAGTCCCCCTCATAATCATCATTCATCGTAATACTATCAAGAACAATTGGAATATCTCTTTTCTCTCCGATTTCTTCAATGAGATTCACTGACATATTGTAAGATGGTTGAAAATAAGGTAGAATCTGCTCTATAATTTGAAGCATATCATCATTTAACTTGGTCATAATATTGAGCTCAAATTGCATATTATATGGGACTGGCATATATGCCTTTTTTTGTTGAGTTTTATCGGAAGATGATGCTGTTATAAATGTTTGCGTCTGAGTTACTTTTCTTTGGGAGTCATAATTCAATCCAATAAATTCAAATGACATTCTCGGCAAGGTCATTTGAACTGGTTTATTCAAATCTGGAGATTGTTCAAGTCTTGCTAAGAATTTTTGTGAGGGGCCATATGCAAGAGGAACTTCAATAACACTGACTACATTATCAGAATTATTTGTGTGCTTAATTGAAATATTATTAAAAAGAGAACCAAAGGAAATAACCGTTCTTCTTAATATCTCATGATAGAAATATTCAAACATTTTAAAATTTTTGTAAACTACTTAACAAAACCTTAGTATTATTTATCTATTAAGGCATACCAAAAGGATTTGTTTCAGAAAAATCAATGATTTGATCTGCTTCTTCCTCTATAACATCATTTTGTGCGTATGGGTTTTTAATATCATCAATATCAATTGTTCTAAGAACTCTACTAGCACTACTTGCAGTTCCTACAATGCTCTCCCCAGAAACAAATGAACCAGATACTATAGAAACTTCTAGAACATTAGTTGTTGCATCCCAAGATTTGACTCTTGCAGTTGTTCCACTTATTGAACCAGTAACAATTTCATTGAAAACATATGTTCCGACATTTTCTCCAAGATCAATGGGCGAATCAATAATAATTGTTGGTGCAGCAGTATATCCAATTCCAGCATCTATAACACGAATTGATGTTATAGTTCCAGCAGCACTTACTACTGCAAATGCTGTTGCAGTAGTTCCCGTTCCAGGAGAACTTATAGTAATATTTGGTGATGATGTATAACCAGATCCTCCACTAGTAACTGTTATTATTCCCACAATACCATTTGCAATTTCTGTTGTTGCTGCTGCTCCAACTCCCCCTCCACCAATAAATGCGACTGATGGTGCAGTAGTATATCCATAACCAGGATTTACCAATTCCACTCCCTGTATTTTATCAGATGCTACTCCGTTACAATCTACAATTCCCGAAATCATAGTTGCGATTCCAGTTGCAGTTAATCCACCAGATGGAGCAGAAGAAATAGCAACTCTTGGTACTGATGTATAACCACTTCCTCTGTCGGTTAAAGTAATTTTTCTTACCCCACCATTTACTATTCCTGTTATGGCGGTTGCTGTAGATGCGGAACCAACGAGAGTGAGAGTTTGAATATACCCTTGATCTACAGTATTATCATCAATTTCTCCTATAGATGTATCAATAACTTCGTCTTCATATCTAAAGAGTTCACAAGTTAATTGGTATACATAATTTTTTTGAAGTTGATAGAATGGTTTTTCGTGCTCAACATATTTAATTTCAAATAGTCTATCTCCAAGAGGAAAATAAATCAAATCCCCCTCTTTAGGTCTTGTTGAAAGTTTGATATTTGGGATGTTTTTGATAAGTGGAGATATGTAACTTTCAAATCTTTCTTTGGATATTGTTAAAATTAAATCATCCATTTCTTGGATGCCAAATTTTGACATTAGAGTTCCAAGTCCATTGTAACCATCATAAGTATCAACATATGCTTCAATAGGATATGCATTATCAAATTTTGACTCTATGACCTCTTTTATAATTGTTTTTTCTGATACATATTGTCTCGGTAGATAATAAACTTCAACGCCATATATTTTCAACTGCTCATTTATTAAGTCTTGTATCAATCCTTGCTCTGACTTGGAACCTTGTTGAAAAAATGGATTTAACATATCCTTAACCAATCATATCTAGAGGTGGAAGTTCATAAGTATTGGACATCTTCTCCATAATCATATCAATTTCTTTCTGTGCATCATCATATATTTGTCTGCCGTTTAGTTCAACACCTCCAGGAAGTTTTACTCCTTGAAACTTAATAAGATTTTGTCCCCATTGACGCTTTATTAAAGCGGTTAGATATGGTTTTAAGAAAGAGTCGTTCCAAACTCTTGTGAAATCATTTGGATCTAATGTTCTATAACAGTCAATAATCAAATAGTCATTAACCTTTACACTTCCCCAATCAATATCAAGATATAGTCTATCCATTCTTTGATTGAAACGAATTTGTTTTTGGGTGGTCAAAAGAAAATCCATATCTTCAAGATATGTTTTAACCATTGCATAAGTTAAAAGTTCTGTAGATCCCCAATAGTAAATATCGTTTAAAAATAGTTGATATTTGACACTAAACATATTATTAGTAACAGTGTTCGTTCCGTCAAAATGAAAAACCTTTGTTACTCCAATTACTGAGGGTGGAACCTGCAAATAATTACTATTTTCTTTATAGTTGAAAGTTACGGATGAACTTGAAATGTTTGCAGTAGCCGTGCTAGTTACTATTCCTGCAATCGGATCATTTCCGTTTGGCGCTCTTCCTCTATCAATATCTTCTTGGGTAATTTGATACTTTAAAAACATTTGAGAGACACCATCAAAGTGCCTCTCTTGGAAAAATTGAATAGCATCATCAACCAAATCATCAATTTGCTCATCGGCAACATTAATTTCTAAAACTGGCGCACCCAGTTTTCTTTTACAATAATCTATTAATTCTTGTCTTGAAGAAGGTTGCGCCATTTTATTAATACCTCTAGATATATTTATTCTAAATCTTTAATGTGTAAATTGGAAATCGCTTCTTGTTGTTTTAAATATTATCAATTTCGGGCGAATATTTGAAATAATCAAAATATTTACTCAAATTTTCCAATTCAATTTTATTTGGATTCATTCTCAACAATTTTCCTTAAAAGCATTTTTATCTCATTAAGATCATTTTTTACAATTTCAATTTCATTCTCTATTAGTTCTATTCTTTTTTCACCGTTTTCCATTTTCTTTCTTCTAATAATATAAGATTCATATTCCATTTTATTCATATTAATAATAGCATTAGTTTTGGGATCTCTATAAAGATCCTTTTGATTTTCTACTGGTATTAAATTCATTTCTATGCTAGTGCAATTACCCTTAGATTTCTAATAATTGGAACAAAAGATTGATTTTCGCTAGTTCCAATTAGTTTTACTCTAAATTGTTTGAAAGATTCATTCAAATCAACAGTAAAAGAATATTCTTTGAAATCTGATATTGAAGGATTATTTATGAACCTATCTTGTTTTAGCATCTTTTTATCAGAACTTCCATCACTATTTCTTGCGTCTATTATAGAACCATTCGTATCTATATTTGCATATCCAGGGAAAGGAACAAATACATTACTATCTTCAATTGAGAAGAATGCCCTTAGATCGGAAGCATTGTGTAAATATGCGTCCAGTAAAATTTTAATGGAAGATGCTGGGGATTCTAGTGATATTCTGTTTGAAATATAAGTGAATAGATTTGGATCGTCAGAAATAGTATTTACTCTTGGATCGTTTGCATAATCACTAACTGGACTATTAATTCTATTACTAATTAAGACCAAGCTATTATTTGATAAATCAATTGCTGGACTTATCCTAGAATCAGTTGTCGCCATAAAGGCATTAACATTCAAGGATTTATTTCCAGGCAAATCGGTCAGATAATTAGTTTCATTGACTTTTGATGCAATCACTCTAGGGGAGTCAAAGTAATTGATTCTAGAATTAGTTATATCTTGTAATCCCATATCAACAAAAGATACTTCATTTCCGCCTAAACTAGATCCTCTCACAGTCCTTACTGCGGATTTGATACTTGTTCCTGTTGGTGCAATTTGTTTTATGTTTGGTATTATTGCTTCAAATGGAATATTATAAGATGCTTTACCATTCAATAGTCCAACTTGTTTTGTTCTATTGAATTTTAATTTTGGATATAGCACATTATCACTTCTATCAACTCCATTTGCCGACATATCAATCTTAACATAATAATAGTTCACTCCTATTGGATTTAAAATAGTAGAATCTACATCAGACAGATTGTGCGTTTTGTTGATTCTCCTTAGAGAAACTCCACCTAATTCATATTTTTCTACTGAAGTTCCAATGGGATAATTAAATCCTTTTGTTCCATCAATTTCCCTTGATACTCCAGTTAGAGTATTAGTAGATAGATTTACTCCCTCATAACTCAAAAGTTCATTTGATATTCTAATATATCCTTTGTATGTCGCACTGACCGGGATGTTCTCAAAGGTCAAGAAATCATTTGCATCAGATACTGATATTTCTGCTCCATTTCCAGTTGCACTTGGATATTGTGATGTGAGAGAAACAACATCGACATCAGATCTAATGTCACGAAGTGTTACTATATTAGAAGAAGAATGCATTCCGTGATTTCTATGGAATACTTTTAAGTGATCTCCACTTGTTATTGGATTTAAGTTATCAATAGAAAGTTCTGTACCATTATCGCTAAAATCAGTAGTTACTCCAGAGTTATTGATAAATTTAATTTTATTGCTGGAAATAGTACTGAATTCTCCTTGCACATTATCAATAATTAATTCATTTCTTCCGGATATTTCGGAAACACTTAATCTCATACCTAATCCAAGATTTTGTGTTCCAATGGAAATTGGTTCTAAAATATCACCCACAACATATCCAAATCCACCATCTGCAACAGTAGTTCCAGAAGCAACTACACCACCATTATTAATTGTTATATTTGCAGTAGCGTTAAATCCAGATCCAGTTATACTTGTTAGCGCCACTCCTGTGTAAGTAACATTGGAACCAGTGTATCCAACTCCAGAATTTACAACATTTAATGTGCCAAATGCACTACCAGCATAACCAACAAGATTTCCTGTGACCGTTGAAAGTCCAGCAGGTTGTTGTATTATTGTATTACCTAAAGTCAAATCAGTATTTGTAATAGTTGACGATAAAGACACCATTACTCTATTTGATTGGATAGTCAAAGGATCTTTAGTCATTACTTGCAGATTTTCTGGCAAATCAGAGTTGAACATCTGGACAAATCCAGAGGAAGTAAAGTTCGCTCTATGCAGTTCAAAAGTTAAATCTTCATATTGGCTTGGAGTCCAAGTAGAAGCATTTTGGGATTTGAATAATGATCCTAAAAGTCTTTGGGTAGTCACCAAAATTTGATTTTGCTCAGTTGCAAGTGTTGCAACATCAGATTCTCCTAGTCTAGATATCCAAACATTATATTCATTTGAGTTTGAAATTACAATAATTGCATATTCCCTTTGGCTTTCGAGATAAACAGGAGATTCAAAAACAAATGATGTTGCAACTGAAGCATCTTCTGATAGTAATACTTTATCTGGGGTCAATTCTACTTCAGAGAATGCTAATATCTTTTGACTTGGAGTTCCAAGTTCAACCTCTCTTATTTGCACTGTAACTGGAAGAGTTTCATCTTTTGTTCTAAAATATATGTCTACTTTAGTTAAAAATACTCCAGTCGGATCATCTACGATGAAAGATTGTGCCAATGGGTCTCTATATTCTCCAGTCAATCTTGGATTGCTAGTAGTAGTAGTGCTAGATACAGTGGTTTGTGAATCAAGCAATGCAGAGTCGGATAGTGCTGTAGTTTGTCTGAAACTATCGTCAACATCAACTCTTGCGTTTCGTAGAGAAAGAGTTACCTCTTGACTAGAATCCACATCACCTTGTGAATAGAAAGTTTCTTCTGCTACTGTTGTAACTACTCCAGGAATCTGAGAATTTGTAGAACTACTTGTTAGTCTGAATCTAGAGCGACCAGTTTCAAATTGTGGTGTTCCCTCAAATCCATTTGGTACTTGATAAGATCCTATTAAAGTTCCTAGTCTATCAGTCACCAATCTAACATTTGTTACTCTAGCCTCAGCACCAGAGGATTGACCTCTAAGAATCATATTTTGCTTTACGATTCCACTGAATGTAGTATTTGATTCTTCTGCAAGAGAAAGTGTGTCTACATTTAGTGTAGTGCTTGTTGATGAATAAAATTCTGGAATATTTACTTCTCTATTATATGGGTTTCTATCAAAGAAATCTGTTGGTGCATTGTAGGGGCCATACTTATGATTGGATTGCGCTACACGAAAAACTGCTGTATTTGAATTTGTAGAAATTTCGTCAATTTGTCCAATTACAGTCTCTCCAACACTAAAAGTGCCGGAAATCATTTCAATTTCAATTAATTTACTGAAACAAAAATCACTGACATTTACGCCATCAAAAAATGAATATACTTGAGTAAATGGCTTCATTCTTCTAGAAGTAAATTCTATATTTCTAGAACGCATAAATGATACTATGTCTCTTCTGACAATACGATCACCTAGAGACTCAGTATCAATCTGCTCACTTACAGTGTTTTGTATACCTGTTCTCTGTTGATCTAACCTAATATCCATAAAGGTATTAGTTGTCGTTACTGTTGTTGTAGTACTAAAATCACTTGTTTCGCCTACTCTGAATGTTCTGGGAACTCCACCAGATGGAACTTGGCCAACAAATCTTTGGAATTCTGCTGCATTTCCCTGCCTCACAGAATTTGATGTACCACTACTTGTACTAGTGCTGCTGTTGACTTCAACTCTTCTATTCAAATCAACACCAGTAGTTTCCCAGGAATTCCAGATTACTGGACTAACTCCCAATCTTTCTCCATCTTCATTAGTAGAAATTTCTGTTCTCAGTGCCTCAGCAACTCCAGAGAAAGATCCTTCCATATCAACATTGGCAATCTCCATTTTATTCACATCAATCCAAACATCCACAGATGGATATAGTTGAATAGATCCTTCCCAAAGTTTTACAAAAAATGGAGTTACATTTTCAGTTCTTGTTGCAAATGGTTGTCTCAACCAAGAAGTTTCTGAGTAATCTAGTGTAACTACATCACCACTTCTTTTTATGTTTGAACCGAATATTTCGGCATATCGCTTATCACCATTTGACTGGGTTGATGTCCCAATACCAGTTATTGTGTTATTTGCAACTTCTAATTTTAAATTGGTAGTGTAATGTGATGGTCTTAATTCTCCTCTAGTTACATCAATGCTGTTTTTAACACCATTAGACAAATCTTGAGTTAATAATGAAGTAAAATTATCAACATAGAAACCAGATTTAAATCTATTTTGACCAGTGCCGTCATCAACAAACAGATTCTGAGTGTTTGTTTCTAGCATTGATAATGATGTATAATACTCTAGATTTTTAATTCTAGATTCTAAATTAAAGATATCTCTCATTTGATATCTCTTATGCTGAACAAATTCTATCCTTGCATCTGATGTATTATAAAGATATGCTGGTAAATAAATGTTTGCAATATTCATTGCACCGGAAACTTCTTCTGGTAAAACAGGATTATCTGATGGATTTCCATATTTTACCGAGAAGGATTTATCTTTATTCAAATAAATTCTATCAATTCTTGGTAGATAATATGAATATGTTAGAATTAAAGATTCGTCTGAAGATATAATATTCTTGGAACTATGATTTGACCCAGAAAAATCTCTACCGTCAAATTCAAATGGTGATCTATTTCCTTCTGAAACAGTATAATCTTTTACTCTTGGTCTTAGATCTATTAAATCTGTTACTCTATATCCAGAAATAGAAGGTATTTCGTTGGTATAGTCAAATGATGTATAAGAATTTGTTGTAGTAATATCCCCATCATCAGAAGGATCAAAAAATCCTCTCATAAAATAAACTTTTATCTTTCTTTCTGGTTCTGGAGAATCTAAGTTTCTTATGATTCTAGAATAATCAAAATATGTTTGTTTTTGTCCGTTATCTAGTCTGTATCTATCAGTTACATTTGTACTTCCTTGATTTATTGACCCGATTACTCCATTAACATTGGATTGATCAAACTTAACCAACTCGCCATTTATGAAATTTATATTATTTTCGTAAATATATCCAATTGATGTATCGCTCTTTCTTTCTACATAAAGTGCTCTTGCTCCACTTATAGTTCCTACTAAAGTTTCTCCTATTATTAGATCGTTAGTAGTTGAGGTTGCGCCATCCATTGAACCAATTGTGGCGGATGGAGAATCTGGATTTGATGTATCTTTGGACTCAAAAACTGCATATAGAAGATTTACATCTGGATAATTTAAACATATTTCAATATCTTGTACTCTTGTTCCATAAGGATAATTTCCATAAGTTAATCCGTCATTTGTTGTTGATTGACCTATTCCTGAATATGAACCAGAAGACTTATCAATTATTATACTATCTACTATTTTTTTCTTCTTTGATTTTGATTTTATTTTGGTCTTCCTTAGAGTTGCAATTAATACTGCTCCAGTATCATTTGCTCCTAGATTATTGATGATAAGTCTAGTAGAACCAGATTGGAAATCAAATCTATCGGAAGTTAAAGTTTCTAGGCTACCATCACTTCTTATAAGAATATATCTTTCTTCGTCAAATGGCAAAAATACTTCATTAGTTCCAGCATCAATTGGATCAGTAGAATTGCTAGAAATATTGATATTGTTAAATTGTCTTCTTATTGTGAGTTGCGAACCAGTCAAATCTACTGATTCAATATTTGATTTTGGTAGAACACTGAATAATGAATTATTACTTGAAGAATTTCCACTACTACCAGTTAATTGTAGCTTTGTGGTAAGAACTGATAGATCTGTTATGTTGACTGGTGATGTTGGTAGATCTCCATATACTACTCCAGAAACATTTTCCACAGGAGATATTTCAAATTCTCTTGTAAGGTAGTTTACATTCCCTACTTTAGCATAAGAAATTGTTGATATTCCTGGTTGACTATACTTAATTAAATTTCCAGTAGTAATAATCCCAGAAATATTTGTTCCACTAACTGTTACTGTAGAAATTCCACCAATATTTGCTGAGATAGATGAAATACCAATGAAACTAGAATCAGACTGTATAGTATCTGCAGTAAATGTTATGCCCGATCCAACACTGGAAGAATACACTGATTTTATATCAGAAATTCCATAATTTCTGATATCTGTTATATATCTAGAAAATTCATTTTCATCTGATCCACTAAAAATAATATTTTCCTTCTCTGAAAATTCACCTTTAACTTGATATACTGTAATAGTACTAGCACTTGAAACAGATTCTTTTAGATATCCAGTTGCTCCAGTTTGGGAACCACGAACATAAGTTGGAATTGATAATGTAATTGGTTCATTTACAGTAATTTTGGAATAAGTCTGTACATCAAATAACGACAAATCCCACTGATTTGTATCCAAATTTTGGACATCATATCCACCCTGCTCAAGAACAAAATCATAAACTCTAGCAACACCAATTTCATTTCCTGGAGCACTTCCAGGATCGCTAGTTACTCTTTCGTCTCTTAAACTTAGAGTTGTTGTTGTATTGAAATCAATTAAAGGAGATCCTGTTACATTATTTACAATTAAAGTTGGACCAAATCCAAAATTAACAGATTGACTTTCTATCGTTTTTGTTGTTCTTGGCTTTGGTGCATTTAAAAATGTCGGCCCTTGGAATTCTACTTCATAACCTTTTACATAAGCTTTTCCAGGACTTACTTTATAGATAGCTAGATCTTCACTGGGAACAGAACCAGAATATGTTAATTCGCCACTTTTGAATATTCCTCCGTTCCCCAAACCATTATTTAAACTTTCTTTACAATATGTGGTAAATGATTTTATATAATAATGTCCAGACTCATCAAAAGTTCTTCTAGCTAATTCGTCTCCTAGTATATTATAATCAGTATTATTGTTTATCTCTCTCAAAACTCCATTTTGTACAGTTGCTAATTGAACAAAATTTGCATTATCAAAATCATTAATATCTTTTTTGAATAAAGTTGCGGATATTTTTAGTCTATCTGCTCCCGGAGCAGAATAATTACTATATCCCTGTGAATTATCTGTTAGTGAAATATCTTCATCTGAAGTGATAATCTCCTCATTTATCAGTAATCCTACTCTATAACTAGGAGTGTTTGTATACTGATCTAAAATTAATATTTCATCTTGTACTTCTACGAAAGTACCTCTGAGAAAATAAACACCATTTGATAGTGCAAATGCAGATCCAGTTGAAGTGGAATTTTCCGAAATTGTAGTTGCAAATCCCTCACTGGGGGAAATAAAAGTATTTCCAATTTGTATTGCTGTTTCCGAATATAAAACCTCACCATTATCAAATTCTCTTTTGCTGAGATCCGAAGAGGATGACTCTAAGTAATCAACATATAAAGTTGCATTTCCTCTTTCGGACTCTTCCGATGTTATTACTTTTACAACCTTAGCTTTTACTCCAGATGTTCTCCCATATATTACAGTATCAACCAAATTATCCAAATATAGAGAAACAGGAACACCAGAAAATTCAATATTTATTTCTACTGCATAAAAATTACTAACATATGTTAGTTGTCCAGGAATTACTTTCGCACCTTCTTTGAAAAAATGCGAACCAAACTGTTCTACTTGATTTTGAAGTATAGACTGTAGAGTGGTTAATTCTCTTGCCTGTACTGGATATCCTGGCTTAAATAGAACTCTATGGTGATTTTTGTCTTTATCAAAGTCGTCAAAATATGGTGATACATTGAGATTAGTTTCTTGTGGCATGGCTGTTTACTCAGAATTGCAAAATAACTTTGATATCTTCTTTTTGATTGGATGATCTAGTAATAGAGGGTCTATTATCAATATAAATCATTTCCCCTGAATATTTTTTCACCTCTGGATTTGAAATTCCGTTAAAAAATTCTTGTCCAAGATTATAATTTATTCCACCTATAGATGTACTGATTCCAGTAAATCCAGAATCTACTGATAAATTATTTATTGTCCCATTTACTGTTCCACCAGAAGAAGAAAAACGAATAAGATTATATCCAAATTCTGGAGTAAAATTCAGTGAACTAGTTCCAGTTTGAAATCCAACATTACTTCTATCTTGCCAGTATTTTAGTACTCCAGTTTTATTATCATATGAAACTACTCTCCCTACTGCAGTACCGACCCCAGATATTGTTTGAGTAATTCTAGAATTAGATGGAAATGACGCAGATTCAAATGCTCCAGTCAATTTTATGGCATAAGTATTGCTTGCTTTTTGTGTAGATAAAACGCTAGTTGAATCAAAAGATATTGGATTTTTTATTATACCAACTCTTGCAATTTTATTTCCGGTAATAAAATCTGGATTCAAGTTATCATTCTCTATTCTGGAGTAAACTAATACATTTTTTGCCCCAAGTTCTGTATAGATATTGCTTCCGTGTCCTCCAGGTGGTGGAATAATTACATCAAATGTTGGCAGAGTATCTCCAGATATTCCTGCGCTAACTAAATCCACGACACCATAGGTATAATTTTGTCCACCGTTGGTTACATTGATTGATTCTACTGTTCCATCAGTTCCAACAACTATAGTTGCTTCCGCACCAGATCCGTCTCCTACGATAGGTACATTTGTGTATGATTTTGTTGCACTAGTTGGGTCTTCCGAATCAAATATTCCACTTCCTCTATTGGTTATTAAGATTGTTTTGATTTGTCCACTGACTAATGGATCTGCGTGATTTCTTATTGGAGCATTTTCGGTATTTGTCAACCAATTTTTCGGTGTTGGTATATAATTGAGAGTATCAAATTTTACAATATCGTTTGGTTTTATTGTATATAAGTATTTCCAGATATACCCATCCCCACTAACCCCTGCAGGTCTTGGTTCTAGATCAGTGAAAGTAGGTTCATCTAGTGATGGTCTTCCGGTTGGATTTTCTGGATCTGTTCCATTATTTAAGCAAATATAAACCCTATATTCACTATTCATTACATAAAAATTTGATTCGTATAAACTTGTTCTATTTGATGTTTTGGATCTATTATCTCTACTTATATTATGTCTATACATATCATAAGTATTTCCGGACTGCCATTCTATTCTTCTTATGACTTGTCTAACATCATCTGAATTTATCTTTTTTAATGCAACTATAGTATCCCAAATATCATTATAATTGTCAAATGAGTCAATGGGATCTAATGGAGATGTTTCCCAATCAGATTTATAATCTGTTGAATTTGTCAATCCGACAAAAGCATAATATGAATTTGCAGTAGAACCAATAGAATTCAAAAAGTTTTCCGCACTTAATATTCTAAATTGATCTGTTATAATAGCAGACATTGATTTGTGGACTTTTCTAGTATTTATTAAAGTTTATAGAACATTATAATTTTCAATTCTTAACTGATTGTATCTTCTGACCACTGGTGTGCTATTTAATCCAACCACCCCATAATCCGGATTAACAGAGAATGAATTTGTGGTTGGTGGGGTATTTATTAGACCCCAACTATAGTCGCCAAAATAAGAACTATATCCAATTCCAGTTAGTCCATTATAATCCGATACACTGACAGTTACTTTAACTACAGTAGTAGAACCAACTCCATATACATCTGTTGTTCCGGTAGAAACGGAAATAACTTGGTAGACATTATCTATTCCTGTAGTTCCTATTCCTATTACAGAGCCGTCTTTTCTCAGAGAAGTCAATCCACTACCCACTTTAGAATTAGAAATCTGGAAATAATACTCTTCTTGTAATTGACTCTCTTCTACAATTGGATCAACAAGTGCAGAATTTCTCAAATAAGAGTCTTGTGGAATATATAGATCAAAAATCAATGCAGTTGAGGCAAATCCAACATTTGCAGTGTTAATTCCACTGATTATTCCAAAATCACCAAAATATGAAACATTATTAATATATTCTTTGGTTAATTTCGGTGGCTCTATATGAACTATTGGTGGATTTGTTGTAGTATACCCATATCCAGATGAACTAATACCAATGAATATTACACTTCCTCCGGATATAGTTGAGAACAGTTCTGCTTTTCCTGTTACGCCAACTCCAATTGGACTTTGTATTGAAACAACAGGGTCAGTTGCATACCCAACACCACCATCAATAATATCAATTGATTCAATTGTTCCTCCAACAGAAACAATTGCAGTGGCTATCGCAGAAACTAAGTTTGAGTTATCAATAATTTCTATCTTATTGATAACATTTGCCGAAGAATTTTCAGTTTCTGGATCAAATATCGATTTGACGGAACTTACAAAAATTTGTGTAGATCCAATACCAACTGATTGAATTAAATTAGAAGTTGGAAATATATTAGCTTCATATCTTATTCTATTTTTGTTAATCTCTACGCCATTGATCACAGTATCATTTCTTTGTCTGCACCATTTCACTGGTCTAAAATATTCTAAATCTGGAGTTATCCCAACAGAATTATAAGGATTTGTTGCAACAGTATCTGGTAGAACAATATCAGTTACTAGTCTTTCGTTTTCTACCTTATCATAACTATCACCAATTAGTTTTAATTTATCTCCAACTTTAATTGTCTCTAATATATCTACATCAACTACATCAATATTTGGAGTTCCTTTATAGAAAATTATTCTGCACTTGTCTCCATTTTTTGGTGCCTCTGTAAATGAAATTAAACTACCCCCATTGAAGGTATAGGCTACATCTGGTTCTTGTAGTACATCATTTATGAAAATAAGAAGAACAGAGTTTAAATCAATATTTGACCCATCTTTTGCGATAATAGCAAATCTATTTCCATTATCTAATATTGGGAATGTTTTTCTATTACCATCAAATAGATTATCAATATCGTCTAATTTTTGCAATTCTCCAACAGACCAACCACTAAATTCATCATTATAAATTCTATCTACTGCAATTAAAAATGGTTCAAAGGTCTTTGATATATCGGTTGGTATTCCGGTTAATCCACCAGATTCTATTGTAAGAATATCTCCATTTTCATATGAATATCCAAAGTTTCTTATTGTAAAATCTATTATACTAGATCCTTGTCCAACAACAATATCAATTTTTGCCTGAGACCCAATTCCACTACTAGAGGAATGATAAATTAGATCTAAATTTGAATAAGAAAGTGGATCATCAAAAACTACTTGTGGTGGATTTGTTGAAGTATACCCAGAACCTGGATTTGTTATTGCAACACTAACAATATTTCCACCAACAATAGAAGCAACACCAACATATTCAATATTTGGAGTTCCTGTACTTGATGTTTGTACACCTACTTTTACAATTGGTTGTACTCCATATCTGTATCCGGATCCACTATTTCCAATGCTTATAGATTGTATTGTGCCTGCAACAGAAACAATAGCAGTCCCACCTGCCGCTACTAGTGGCTGATATCCAAATCCATTACTAGATCCAAATGAAACAATTATCCCACCTCTAGGCACTCCAGCATTATTAGGATCATATAATGCAGAAGTCGCTGTTCCAGTAAAATTCAGTTCTGTATTTGATGAAGGTTCGGATAAATTGAAATTGTCTTCTGGACTTTGGAATATGTTGTTGACTAAAATTATTGAATTGGAAGTCGAAAATCCTGTTATATCTTGTTTGTTTGATTTTAGTGTAAAATCTTTTGTTACAGCATTAAATTGATCACTAATATCATCAAAAACATAATTTGATTGATATGTATCTTGATCGGAATTTGGAACTCCAGATCTTAGGAAAACTCTCCCCTGGAAAGTTGATTTTATGTTTATATCTCCATTTACATCATCATATATTGGTCCGTATGGAGCTTCTGAAAAATAAATTTTACTATCAACAATATTATAATTTCCTTTTAATTTTGTTACAGTGGAATCGATTGAATGTGTGGATAATATTGTCCCTAGTATTGGTCTTTCTACTTCAACAAAATTTGTACTACCAACTCCAACCGAAGTTATTTTCATAATCTCGTCATCTACTCTGACTATATTTCCGGCAAAAAATGAAGTAATACCAGAAAAATGTAATGTAGTATCTGATAATTCTAAATCATTTTGGATATGAGCAGTTATTCCAGTGGATACAATAGGAGACTGTATTACATTATCAATGAGAATCATACATTTTGCATTTTGATTTGTTGCTACAATGTAATGATTATCTCCTATTCCAACAGAAGTTAAATCAATTAAATTAGGTTGTTCGGATAATGCATCAGATGGAGATGTACAAAGTCCAATAAATTTGTTATCAAGTTTGAATACATATAATTCACCCGATAATTTGTCCGTTACTCCTATTCCTGAAATATAGGTATTTGCAATTCCAATAGCAGAAATGGAAGAATTGGATGATGTAGTTGACTCAAATAATCCATAAAAAGTTGCTGCTGATCCTACAGTTATTTCAGAACTTATTGTACTAGCCAAAGAAACAGAATTTGTACTTACTTCTATGACTTTAATATAATTTTCTCCGAAGTAATCATTTTCTTTTATTCCATCTGTAGAATTTAAAGAAAGTATGTCTGTCCCAACACCTGCAGTAGAAGTTAATTCTTTTGTCGCCAACTCGATATATTCAAATAAATCAGATCTATATGTAACTTTTTCTCCACTATTGAAAAAATGTCCGGGAACATAAATTAAGTCTCGATCTAAATCTATTCCAGATAAATTTAGTGTTGTATATTCTCTAGAACCATTAAATCTCTTTTCGAAAACTGGTGCGAATCTATGGGTTAAATTAAAATCCTTTTTAAATGATGCTCCACTACTATTAGAAAATTTACTCAATCCGGTTGAAAGTTCTGAATTTTTAAAGTTTATTGAAGCAGGGAAAGAAGAAAATTCCAAATAAGATACTGAATGTTGCAACAATGTAATAGAAACAGCAATATCTGGATTTGGAGTAAATTTCAAATCAACTGACGAAGAAACATCAGCATCAAATGACCCCAAAGAACTATGAGAGTAAACATTTCCATATTCTATTAAAGTTGATTCAATATCATTGTTTAATACAGCAATCTCTGAGATTTGTATTCTATTATTCGTAGTATCTGTAATCTGAACAATATAATAACAAAAATTATAATTTAGTGTGTGAGATGCAATAGTAGTTGAGGTAGGAGAAGGAGTAGATGCAATTGTTGTAAAAATTGATTTCACATCAGCATATTTTAATGGTCTACCACTGACTGCTCTAAAATTTTCCTTCGAAATTAACACTCCAACAGAATTTGAATTCAGTGTACTTGTCGTATTGGAATAAAAAACAACATCAAGTTCTGATCCAGAATCTATAACACCATATGTGCCCAATCCTACAATATTTTTATAAGAATCCGGTGATAATGTGATTCTTCCAAATTCAGAAAAAGTTATGTCCGATCCGTCATATACAATATTCAGTTCAGTATATTCATATTCTTGATTTTTATTTGAAGATAATTCTACTAAAACCTTAGATGAACTTATATTTTTTGGTATTTTGTAAACTACAGACGATGATGTTGGATTAATAGTATTGAAAGATGATCCAATACTTACTGTGTTTCCAAAGTTATATGACCCAGAATCAAAAATATTTTGTTTAGTATCATATGAAATGAATGCATATTGGTATTCATTGACTCTTCCGTCTAATGGATAAAATTCTAAAACTCCCTGTTCTCCAATTTTGGCAATATCAAAACTTCCAAGTTCATCTTCAGTAAACATCTTTCCATATTGAGTCACATACAATTCATTACCATCAGTTAAGATTGACAAAATAGAAGACTGTTTCCTGTCTTCAAATCTTTCGTCTTGTACTGTTAGAAAAAACTTTTTGGATCTGACTTTAGTTGCCATTTTGAATTATATGTTGAAAGATGTTACGAAAGTTCTTGTTATTGAGGTGTTAAAGTCCCCACTAATATCATCTATTTGTAAGACTCTGTTTCCAATAGATTCGGAATAATCCTGTAAGATTATAGTATCAAAATTTATTTCATTTGATGTTAATATACCATTTACATAATAATTATTCTCAGATACTAAATCATAATCTTGTATACACTCAATATCTACTACACTATTTAAGTCACATACTGCAGTGAAAGATCCGTCATTTTGTGAGGTAGAAATTCCTGTGTTATTATCAGCAGAAGAATTTAATATTAGATCACTGAATTTTTTGAATCCAAGAGTGTGGTTTAGATTTGATACTACATCGTTCCATTCTTGTATTGGAACTTCTGATTTTATAGAATAAGAGAAATATTGATAGTAGTCGCTATTTTGTACTCTTTGGGAATCATCATTTAAAAATCCAGTTTGAGTATTCCATCCACTTTCCACAATGGAAGAAGAATTTATTTCATAAAATTCTTCATTTTCAAAAATTTCTTTAATAAATGCTCTCGATTTGGAAGTATTGCCTAGTATTAATGA